AATTTTAAGAGTTTCCCAGTCACGATCGAAAGGGTATCGAGGATGTGATTGACGCACTCGACAACGACGCCCCACCAAACGCGGTAGACGCGGAGTTCGAGGACAAATGACCATAGACCCTCGCGCAATTGAGTTGATGCGCCGGTATCGGACCGATTTTCCCGCATTTGCAAAAGAAACTCTTAAAATTCAAGGCCGTAACCCCGGTGATGCGCTGCTCCCTTTTGTTTTGAACAAAACGCAGCTGTATGTGCACAGTCGTCTTGAGGAGCAGAAGCAAAAAATAGGCCGGGTCCGAGCGTATGTGCTGAAAGGCCGTAAGCAGGGCGTTTCCACATACACGCAAGGCCGGTTCTATCACCGCGCGTCTCTTCACAAAAATACGAACGCCAAAGTTATTTCACACGAATCATCGTCGACGTCTGAAATATTCGCCATCACGGACCGGTTTCAGCGTAACAGCCCAATTGCGCCGAACGCGGGTAAAAGTAATGCCCGAGAGCTATATTTTGACCGGCTCGATAGTAGGTATACTGTCCAAACCGCCGGGAGTAAACAAGCTGGCCGCGGCGGAACGCCGATGCTTTTGCATGGCTCAGAGGTTGCGTTCTGGGAGGAGCCGGAGCCGATATACGCTGGCGTGATTCAGGCCGTCCCAGATGTGGACGACACCGAGGTGGTGTTGGAATCTACCGCCAACGGCGCGTTTGGCATGTTTTATGAGAAGTGGCTGGACGCCGAAAAAGGGATCGGCGACTACATCGCGATTTTTGCGCCGTGGTTTTGGGAACCTGTCAACTCTACCCCGGCGCCGGAGGGGTTTGAGCTTACAACAGACCGCGACGACCAAGGGGTTAGTGAGGCTGAGTATCAAGAGCGCTTTGGGCTCAGCATGGACCAAATGGCGTGGAGGCGCGCCAAGATTCAGGTGCTTGGGTCCAAGAAATTTCGCCAAGAATATCCGGCGACAGCGGCCGAAGCCTTCATCTCGTCCTCGGACAAGTCATTGATCGCAGCTTCTCTCGTGCGTCGTGCGCGAGATCGGCAAGACATTGAGGGATACGGACCCCTTGTCATCGGCGTAGATCCGGCTGGTTTTGGCGGCGACAGATTCGTGATCGCGGCGCGGCGCGGCGCTAAGGCGCTTTGGCATGCTACACGATCCAAGATCGATGCAGTTGAGGGAGCGCAGTGGGTCCGGTCCGTGATAAAGGAGCACAACCCAGAACGGGTGTTTATCGATGCTGGCGGCCTTGGACATGGCGTTGTTTCTATTCTGCGGTCGTGGACTGACACTGCTGAGCGCGTTACAGCTGTGGATTTCGGCTCTAAATCTGAGCACAAGAACGCCAAGGCAAAAGTACCGGGTCCTATAAACCGTCGTTCGGAGATGTGGTGGCGCTTCAAAGAGTGGCTTGAGCTGCCAGAAGGCGTCTCGCTGCCCGATGACGACGCGTTGGAAAGGGAAGTGTCGGCACCGGGTATAAAACCGCGGACCGATAATAATTTGCAGCTTGAGAGCAAGGATGATATGAGGAAGCGAGGCATTCGGTCGCCTGACTTAGCGGACGCCTATGCACTCACATTTGCCAGTCTCTCGTATGTCCCCGTTGATAAGCCGGGACCAGCGAAGAAAAAAGAGTTTTTCAGCGGCGACACGAGGGCACCTCATGATCCCGCAACGGACGGCGAAGATTATGGCGGTGATTTGACGCACAACGGTTGGATGGCGTACTAATGCAGGACAATGACAACACGATAAAGCGCGCGCCTAAGCCGCGCATGCCTAGCGACTTCGACAGCGAGGAGGATTTTCTTAGCTGCGCGCGTAAACTTTATTACGATGACGTAGGCGGAGACCGTATAAACCGCGACGAGGGCCGACTGGACGCTGAATTCGTGGCCGGCAAGCAGTGGGACGAAGCGGTCTACCAGCGACGCATTAGAAATAAGCTGCCGGCGCTTACTGTAAACAGGCTATTGGCCTTTGTTTCTCAGGTCATCGGCAATCGACGACTTAACGACACTCAGATAAAAATCATCCCCGACCACGACGGGGACAAAGAGGTGGCTCGTGTCCGCGAAGGGTTAATTCGAAACATTCAAAAGAACTCTCGCGCCAAACGCGCGTTCGACACCGCGTTTCAAAATCAGGTGATCACCGGTCTGGGCAATTTTCAGGTTGTGCTTGATTATGTGTCGGACGATGTGTTTGACCAAGAGATACGTATCGAAGCGGTTCATGACGACACAGCTGTCGCGTGGGACTACAACAGCGATGATCCCACCGGCGCCGACGCCAAGCACGTATTTGTGACTGAGCGAATCACGAAGGAGGAATTTAGGAAAAGATACCCCGATTTTCCTCTTTCTAACTTTCAGTCTGATTTGACAGACTATTCCCGTATTTATGGGGACGGCTGGATCGATCAAGACACTGTTCGAATCGCTGATTTCTGGCGCGTGCGGAGCCGCAAACGCACACGAGCGCTGCTGACGGATGGTCGTTCAATTGACATCACCGAGCTAACCGACGAGCAGTTTGCAGAAATAGCCCCAGCTATCCAAATCGATCCACGCAACGGCAATCCAATTGTGCGCGAAATCGATGTCAAATATGCTGAGATGTACCGCATGTCAGGCGCCAACGTGCTCGAAGGACCGTACGAGCTTCCTATCAAACGCGTTCCCGTATTCCGCTGCCCCGGATGGGAAATCAATACTGGGACATACAAGACCCGTTTCGGCCTGATACGGTTCCTGCGTGACCCGCAGCGCCTTCACAATTACTGGCGCTCCGTTATCGCTGAAAAGCTTATGCGCACTCCTCGCCAGAAATGGCTTGTTGGTAAAACTGCGGCGCAGGGCTATGAGAAGAATTTCAGGAATTCGCACCTGAGTACCGATTCCGTTCTGTTTTACAATGACGAGGCCACTGCAAAGCCCGAGATCGTACAGCCGGCACAGATGGAGCCGGCGCTGGTGCAAGAGGCGGCGATTGCTTCTCAAGATATCAAGGATATTTCGAATCTTCACGAAGCCAGCTTGGGTCAGACGTCAAACGAAGTAAGCGGCAAAGCCATAATGGCGCGGCAGCGTGTCGGCGAAACCGGAACAGTTATCTACCAAGACAATTTGAATATGGCGATGGAGGAAGCAGGGTACGTTATCAACGACCTAATACCGTTCGTGTATGACACGCCGCGTGTCGTGAAAGTTTTGGGGCGTGACGAAGATGTGAATCCTGAGTTTGTACGCATTAACTACACAGGCGATCCGAACAGTGTTGATATAACTAGCGGTAAGTATAACGTTACGATTGTGACAGGGCCTAGCTACGCGACTAAACGTATTGAGGCGCAAGAATCTATGCAAGCGGCCTTTAACGCTAACCCACAGGCTTACGGAGTGGCGGCCGACTTGTTTGCTGAGTCTTGGGACTGGCCCGGAGCTGACAAGATTGCGGAGCGCATTCGCCGCACAATGCCGCCTGATATTTTGGGCGAAGAAACAACGCCGGAGCAACAAGCACAGCTTCAAGAACAAGCACAGCTTGCACAAGAGGCGCAGGACATTGCCAAAGCGAAAGAGTTGGCTGACATTGCGCTCACCGAGGCCAAAACGGAAGAAACGCAGGCGAAGGTCTACGAAATCATGGCTACGCTGGGCCATAAAATGGAGGAGCTAACTCTCAAGATCGACGACTTACAGATGCGCGCTGTGAAGACGGCCGCCGATATTCAATCGCAAGAGACGCGGGACAATCTACAGACGATTGACGCGCTAACAGGAGAAAACAATGTTTCTGGGTAATCAAACGGATTCGCAACCGGACAAAAAAGCGGACACAGTAACCGACGAAGATCGCGTAAACTCTTTTGTTTCAGACGTTTCTAACAACGAGGAACCGGACAAAAAAGCGGACAGCGGCGCTCCCGAGCAGGAGCAGAACGCCGCAGATGACAGCCAAAAAGCCGACGACGCTCCCGAGCAGGAGCAGTCTGAGGATGTAGCCGATCAGCCACAATCTGAAGATGTAACCGAACAGTCACAAGGAAGCGAGGAAGCTTCCGAGGACGCCGCTGATAACAAAGACAAGAGAAAGCCGAAACCGCTTAGCCAACGTTTGAAAGAAATAAACGACGCTACGCGTGAGATGCGAGAAGCTGAGCGTCGCGCTAACGAGGCAATTTCACGTCTTCAAAAAATACAAGGCGAGTCGTCACCAGAGTTGACAGACGAAAAAACGTCTGATAATAAGACATCCGAAGGACCAGACCCGAAGAAATTTGAGTTTGGAGAGTTCGACCCGCTCTATTTAGAGGAGCGCGCAGCATGGCGAGCTGAGCAGAAGTTTAATGAACTTCAAGCTAAAGAAGCCGAAAACCGGCAGGCAGAGGCCGCCGCACAAAAAGTGCGAGAACTGCAAGACACGTACTACCGGCGTTTGGACGAGGGCGCGAAAAAATATGACGATTTCAAAGAAGTCGTTATAGACGGACCTCTCGACAAAATGGAGAACGTGGCAAAAGAGACAGCGGAATTGCTGATCGAATCAGATTACGCCGCTGACATACTTTACCACTTTTCCAAAAACCCGGACGAGGCGCTGTCCATAGTACCACTCCCTCCGCGCCAGCAAGAGCGCGCCATTTTACGGCTTGAAGCAAAGTTTGCAGCCGCCGCGTCCGACGCGCCCACTGAAAAGAAATCCGCACCTGTTTCTAAGGCTCCAGCGCCACCGACGCGCGCCCGAGGAACAGACAAAAAGTCAACCACGTCTCCAGATACAACCGATTTTGGGGCGTTCAAAGCTAAATTCGGCTAGCACACAGGTATGTAAAGTGTTGGCCACAGAGAGGTAAAAATGGCCAACACTTTTAAACTTACTTCCCAAGTAGCAACCAACTCTATGTTGATGTTGCTTCTCAACAATCTTGTTTGGGGCAAGAACGTAAACACCAAATACTCGCAGTATTTTGGTAATCGTGTCGATGCACTTGGGGATACCGTTTCCATTCGTCGGGCACAGGAGTTCATCGCAACCAGCGGTCCGGACGTCACGAACACACTTCAAGACATTCAGACCGGCTCTACGACTGTCACTATCGACACGCAGCGCAATGTGGCGTTCCAATGGACGGCGCGTGAGCGTGAACTGTCCGTTGACCAGCTCCTCAACGACTCTATCCTTAACGGCAAAATGGCGGCGCTCGCGCAGCAGATTGAAACTGATATCGCTGACGAAGCCAAAGAGTTCGCCCACTGGGTCGGCACTCCGGGCCAAGTCGTTAACTCTGCGGCTGACTATCTCAAGTCGCCGGAACGCCTTGACGAAGAAGCGATTCCGATCAACGGCCGCGTGGGCATTCTGCCGCCTGCCGACTTCTACGGCATCGGCAGCTCCTTCACCACGCAAACGTTCTACGGGAATGATATCAACGACAATGCGTTGAAGAAAATGGCGCTTCCCATGGTCGGCTCTGTGCAGCCGTACATGGCGCAGACCTCGGTTGCGATTGAGACCGGGACGCGAACGCCAGCTGATTCTCTTGGGTTTCAAGTTAACGGCGCGTCTCAGAACGTCAATTATGAGGACGTTCGCGACGGTTACACGCAGACTATCAATCTCGACAATTTCGGGGCTGGTAACACGGTTAGCCGCGGTGAAACCTTCACAATCGTGGGCGTAAACGCTGTTAATCCACGAACCAAAGTTGACCAAGGACGCCTACAAGAGTTCACCGTCTTGGCGGACGCCACGGCTGATTCTACGGGCGCGATTACTTTGACGATTGCCAATCCGATCATCATCGCATCGGGCGCTGGCACTACGCTTCGAACCAACCAAGCGTTCCAAACGTGTACCGCAGCCCCGGCTGACGGCGCAGTCGTTACTTTCAAAGGCGACGCGTCGACGACCTATCGTGTCCCTTGCACGTATCACAAAGATGCGATCCATCTCGCATTTGTACAGCCGGCACGTCCGCACACCGGCGAATACAACTACGCTACAGACCCGACCACGGGCATCACGATCCGCGTGTGGGCTGTATCTGACGGACTTACGGACGTTCACACCTACCGCTGCGACGTGGTCTACGGTGTGGACAACATCGACCGAAGACTCGGCCACAAGCTGAGTGGCACGGCGTAAGCCAGCCGGCTCTCTCCTACCGGCAAGCCTACGAGGCCGCTCCGAATAAGTATCGGAGCGGCCTTCACATTTTCTAACAGTATGATAGAGTGCCACCATGACCTTAGCCTCGACCATAATTCAGCGCGCATACAGGCAGGAAAACCTTATCGCGGCCGGCACCACGCCGACGACAGACGAACAGACGGAGGGGCTCGAACTCCTTAACGACATGATCAACCAGTTGATTGGGTTTGAGCTGGGGGAGCTTGTTTTTGACTGGCTTGTACCTACCTCCGAGACGGCGCCGCGAAAAGAGGAAAACCCGGACGACCCTTATGGCGAGCGCGAACGCCCAGCGATCTATCAACAGCCGCCCAATAACGTACGCTTAGCGACAAAGTTGACGCAGGCGCAGACAATCTACCTGCCGCAGTATCCAAACGACGGCTCCCGAATCTCGTTCACCGACTTGGGGTCGAGCAGCTTTACACTTACGCTCGACGCGAACGGCCGACAAATAGAGGGCGCCGCGACCGTAGCATTTGACCCTTCTGTCACCACAGACCGAGAGTGGTTTTACCGCGCTGACACCGGCAACTGGCAACTGCGCACGCAGCTGGCTTTATCGGACGACAGCCCCTTCCCCATGCTGTACGACCCCATGCTGTACATAGGCCTGTCCATTTGGCTCGCTCCGCGAACGGGAATAGAGCCGAGCGCAGTCAATCAACGCCTGTACTCCGACATGGTTACCAAATTCAGGTCGCAGTATAAACAGGAGATTCCAACTCCCGCGACTTTCAACATCGAAAACATTCAAAGTCTGCGGGTAGACAACGACGCGTTATCAGGGTTCTTCAATGGTTAGTGTTCCGCTCGCTCGCGGCGCGTACCAAAGACCGTACGGCCGCTTTCCAACAATTGAGTGTTTGAATCGGTTTTTCGAGGAAAACCCGACTAACCGCGAAGACCAAGTGTCTTTGCTGTCGCGGCCTCCGACGAGCGTTTTGACCACCGTTGGCGACGGCCCAATCCGTGCAAATTTTACACAGGTCGGTGTTTTCAACAACGACCTCTTTGTAGTGTCGGGAACGCGTCTGTACCGCGTTACAGAAAATCTGGGCGTTATATCTATCGGAGGGGTTATCTCCGGCAGCGGCATTCCCCGATCGTGACTGGGAAAC